TTGCTAAATTTGCCAGGGGGATTGTCTCATAAAATGAAAGATGGAAGTTTTGTGGTATGTATTGTGGATCCATATGTTCAGGCAGCAATGCCGAATTTTACACATAACATCTATGAATCAAATATTCCTGCTACAGAGCCGAATGTAAGTGATTTAATTGGTCCGAAAGTTAGAACTGGAACAGTAGGCCCTGGAGGTTATGCTGTTCCAACTTACCGAAGCTGTAGGTCTCAAATAAAGCCTAAACAAGTGTGTGTTCGTGGAGTTCAGTCCACACATACAGCGCAGTTGACGATTTATCGCATAACTGAAGTGTGTTTGGCATCAAATGCTCCAGTGAACTCTCCATTAGTCTCTTTATTGCGTAAGGCAACCCCTTACAATGAACAGATTATGGATATACTTGTTAGATTGAATAGAGACCAAGTTTCGATGGGTGTTGCTGACGACAATAAGAACAACTCATATTTGGCTAAATCATTTAGAAATGCTGGCCCTGACATTAATGATATTTTAGGTGGAATGTCAAAGGGAATGAAGATGGCTCCAGATCCACGAATGCAAGCTGCCGGAACCCTCCTGGAAATGTTCCAAGGAGGCCAAGGAGGGCCTGCTACTTTCGTGACCCCGCAAAATGGGAATCGTGTTCAAGAGGTGAAAACAGTAACCACTACATCCCAAGGAGCAGGGCCATTTGCTGGAGTTAAATATCCTAAGAAAACTGTGACAACAACTGTTAGGCCTACAGCCAGGACAAGTGTTGCCACAAATTATCCTATGGGTACAAATCCTCAGAAGACTTTGAAAAACCGCCGTAAAAGAGAAAAGAAAAAATTAAGACGTACAATGAATACAGTTATGTAGTTATGTAGGAATGGGAGTTGTGTGATAAGGATTAACAACCTTAAAACATTCTACCATTCATAAAACTCTTTGTCGCAAAATGTGAAATGCTTCTTGTGTGCTATTTATAGCCGGAGTGTAGATCGAAGGTCCTTGGTAAGACCTTAAACTGCCCTGGATTGAAGAGAAGATGGCTGTTTACCTGGGATAGCAATGACACATGGTGTAAAACTGACAGCAAAAGTAGGTTTTACGCGATGTGTCAGGGCCATCCTTAGGGTAAGCTGACATCATTATTTGAAGTTCTAAAAAG